TGCAATTACCGCATATTTAACGCTTGATTGGTATGAACACCGGTATAAAGGGTAAAGCATGAAAACCGAACTCGTAACAGCACCGGCACAATATCCAATCACATTGGATGAAGCCAAAAAACAATGTGAAATCGGATCTGAAACCACGCATGATGTTTTTATCCGGTCATTAATCCGTGCCGCAACCGGAAAAGCTGAACAGTTTTTGCATAGGCGCTTAGTTTCTCAAACATGGAAATTATACCTTGACGGATGGCCTGCCGGAGATTCTTTTGAATTGCCCTTTGGTCGGCTTCAATCTGTTACAAGTATAAAATATACTGATTCTGATGGGGATGAATCAACTTTTTCCAGTGACGATTATATTGTTGACACACAGAGCGAACCTGGGGCCGTTAAACTCGGATATCAAGAGTCTTGGCCCACTGCTACTCTTTACCCGAATAACCCCATTAAAATCGAGTTTGTGTGCGGGTTTTTTCTCGGAGACACATGGGTTTTAGAAAATGCATATTCTGAGGATGATCTTGTCATGCCGACCATTGAAAATGGTTTGGTTTATAAATGTACCACTGAATTAACATCGAGCGCCACAGCTCCAACATGGCCCTTGACTATTGCGGGAACAGTTGCGGACGGCGCAGGGGCAACCGAAGGAGTTTGGACTTGTGCAGGCCAGGCAGTTCCCGAAGCGATCAGACACGCCATTAAATTAACCATTTCGGATATGTTTGAGTATCGGGAAACTGAATATTTTGGAATGGGCGGGCGCACTTTGAAAACTTGGGAGGCTTTGCTTTTTCCTTATAAATTATGGGGTGGTGTATTTTGAGAGCGGGAAACCTCAGACATAGAATAGCAATACAAACCGAAACTTCTGTTTCTGATGGTATGGGGGGTTTTACGCTTTCCTGGGCCAATGTGGAAAACATGGGCTCAGTTCCCGCCGCAATCTGGCCATTAAGTGCAAAAGAAAATTTGGATGCCATGAAACTTGAACAGCAAATAACCCATAAAATAAGAATTCGGTATCAATCCGGTATCACTTCAAAAAATCGAATTGTTTTCGGGTCCAGGACTTTTAATATTATTTCAATTCTCAATTATGAAGAGCGGAACCGGTCTTTTGACCTGCTTTGTTTGGAGGATATCTGATGACTTTTGAAATAGAATGGAACGGCGATCAGATTCTAAAAGATACCAGAGTGCTTGTGGATAATGTCAGTAAAGAAATTGCTGAAAATATCGAGGCTGATGCCAAAAAGATTTTAAAGCGTAAAGCAAAAACCACGACTGAAAAGGGGCTGTTAGATCAATTTTACGTTGATAAAAGTAAGTTTAAAAATGGCGGTTATCTGGTCTGGTGCCAGGGGCCTAAGAATTGGCACGAACCTTATCATGCCTCTTTTTTTGAAATGGGAACATATAAGGATGAAGCAAAACCATTTATGAGGCCAGCAGCAAAAAAGAACAAGGCAAAAGCTAAAAAGATGTATCAGGACGGATTGAATAAATTATGAATTCACTTTTCGAAGCCATATATAACCATTTTTCCGATACAACAGGCAGCGGCTTTTATAACGATGTCTCAGGCCGGTTCTATCACAACGTCGCGCCACAGGGAGCCACGTTTCCATATTGCGTTTATTTTTCAGTTGCGGACGTTGACGAACTTGATTTCACAGACGAGCGAGAAGATTTTACCCTTCAATTTGATATCTTCTCTCAGAATAATTCAGCACTTGAAGCCGGCAACCTTCTTGAATCGCTTAAAACGATGTTTGATAATTGCAGCTTGACTGTCACAGGTTGGCGGCATTTACAGTTTAAGAGGGATATGGTCAACCCGAACAACGATTTTTCACAGGTGCCGCCGATACAGGGTTACTCTGTTGATTATGATGTATTGCTTGAGAGACAAAGGGGCTAATTTGAAAATCCTTCTTACAAATTATTCTTTAAAAGATCGTGGTGGGTCCGAAACATGGACAATGACCATGTACGATCACCTGAAAAAAAATCATGACGTTGATGTGTACGTTTCCAGGTCAGGAGTGAATAGATTAATTTTTGCAACCGCTGATAAAAATAAACATTATGACCTTGCACTAATTAATCACAACACTTGTTTAAAAGAATTATTGGACTGGAATATTTCAAAAAGAATTTTTACAAGTCATGGAGTTATACCTGAACTTGAAAAAATGAAACCCGGCGCTGATTATTATGTTGCAGTTTCAGAAGAAGTACAAAAAAAGTTTCAAGAATTTAATCCGGAAGTGATCAGAAATCCAATTGACACAGATTATTTTTTACCGACAAAAATAAATAAAAGTTTAAAAAATATTTTGTACTTGAACAATCACGCAAAAATAAATCCCTGGACACCAAAAATTATAAAAGTTTGCAGGCATTTTAATTTTAGAATTTTAGCAGACCACCAACCGACAACGATAAAAAATATTGAATGGGCTGATTTAGTTTTGTCGGTCGGTCGTGGTTGCTATGAATCTTTATCATGTGGAAAAAATGTTCTGGTTATAAATAAAACTTTTGACGGCATGGTGACACATGAAAATATCTTTGAACTCAGAAAAAATAATTGTTCAGGGCGGCGCTTTAATCTTGAGTGGGATTCAGAAACTTTAAAAGCAGAATTAAAAAAATATAATCCGGATAGAAATATGCGGGATTACATTTTGAAAAATAATAATATTAAAATTATTGCAAAGGAATATTTAAAAAAGGAGCAAGGAGCATGAGAAACGTATCAATAATAATACCAGTGATCAGGCCAGAGAGCGCCGAAAAGTGCAAAGAGGCAATCATAAAAAATGCCGGGGTGCCATCATATGAATATGAGATTATAGCCAAAAAAGACACTAACAGCATAGGTTGCCCGGCCATGGTCGAAGCCCTCACCAAAATTGCAGAGCATGATTTAGTAATGTTCCTGGGTGATGATACCTTGCCGGAAAAAGATTTTCTGAAAAATGCCCTGGAAGAAATGGAAAAGTTGCCGGACGGGTGGGGTGTGGTCGGATTAAACACTCAAGATGTCAGAGTGCCGGACAATCAAGGCAATCCGATTGCCCACTGGTTGGCCGATAAAAAAATGCTTGATCATATTCCAGGGGGTGCCTTTTTCTCCACTGATTATCATCATTGCTGGTGTGACAATGAATTAAAAGACATTGCCGAAGAATTAGGCCGGTGGACCTGGGCCGAAAAATCAAGGATAAAGCATAATCATCCAGTCAATAAAACAGCCAGCTATGACGAAGGATACCAAAAAGCGTATGACGGTGATAAAGAGAAAAAAGATTTTAAAGTTTATTGTCAGCGCAAACGAGCCAGGATGCAGGAAAAATATGGAATCAAACTTGCCATTGCGGTGCCTTTGACTGATCAATGGGTTTATACGCAATTTTTCTTCTCTTTTATCAAAGTTGTCACTGAATATATGTCAAGCCTCATTCAAAATGGTAAACCTATTTCCTTTGATGTTTTAATGCCTGATTTCCCTTGCCAGATCGATGCGGCAAGAAACAATTTGGTTCAACAGGCTTTGCTCCTGGGATGCACCCATATTTTAATGATGGATACCGACCAGATATATAATGCTGATTCAATGATTGATAAATTGCTGGCTCATGAAAAGCCGGTTGTCGGGGTCAGGGTCCACAGGCGGTATCCTCCCTTTGATCCTCTTCTCCTCCGGGGAAAGCCAGGAAAATTGTATCAGGTAAAAGATGAAGATATAAAAAATGAGGATGGAACTTTTAAAAATGATGTATCAGTCACATACACCGGCACCGGGTGCATTATGTATGACATGCAAATTTTCAATGACATGATCCCTCTAAAATGGTTTCGGTTCGCCGTTGGTGATAATGGTCAGGCCATCGGTGAGGATATCAACTTTTGTGATGAACTGAAAAAAAGGGATATTCCGATCATTGTTGATTGCAGTATTGATATAAAACACTTGACCCTCATGGCCGCAGATTGGGGAACATACAAGCTGTTCCAAAAAATAATGCGATGACAAAAACCGAAAAACAAATAATCACAGCACTGATTCGGGCGTTTAGGTCGCTCGTTTTTTTGCTGGAAAAAATAAAAAAGGGTGAGGATATCGAATAGATAATCACCATATAAAAAACAACTCTATACCACCTTAATTGCCCGTATAGAGTTAGGCCGGACACGCATTAAGCCCCTTCGGATGAATCAAAAAAGATTCATTTAAAGGGGCTTTTTTAATTTTAACGAGAGGTGAGAAAAATGGCACTTGAAAGTAAACCAGGACATGAGGTGAAAGTGACAATCGGGTCAAATGAAATTGTCGGTTTAGGCAGTTGGGGTTTTTCCGGGGGAAGTTATGTCGAACATGATGATACTGACTTCGGGGATGATGACAATAGAATCCTCCGAGGTATCAGGACTGGCGGAACAGTCTCCTTTTCAGGGTCTTACAAAAAAGACGATACAACCGGACAGGATAAAATCAGGGATGCGTATTGGCTCAAGTCAGATCTGACGGACCTTAGATTTTATGTTGATGATACATCCTACTACACGCCGAACAGCACAACCGCTGCCGGTGGTGGTCTTCCTGCAGAGACAATGGTCAGTCATATCAAGATTTTGACAGAACCATCTATATCAGCAGACAAGGGTTCTCTCACTTCAATTACCTTTGATGGCAAAGTTGAAGGTGCGATGCGCCTTATTTAACGCCTTGGGCGGCATGGTTCGCCATGACGGGGCCGCTCCTCCCCTCCGCCCTCTCTAACCAGGAGCATAATTTTAATTAAAAAAGGAGCAAGGAAAAAATGAGAATTTCAAAGACAAGAGAGCGCAAGTTTTTTGTACCAGAAGACCCGGACAAAGCATGGATAAAAATCAAACATCTTTTACCTGGCGAATCTCAGGATATTTTTGATCAGGTCTTTGTCCAAAAGATTGATTACGAGAAAGGCAAAAAAGGGAAGATGGAACCTAAATTTTCCCAGGAGACAAACAAACGCCTTGATCGTGAACTGACCATGCAAACCTGTATCACCGGATGGGGTGAATTTTACGACCGGAAAGACCAAAAAATGAAGTGCACTCCTGAAAATATTGTCCGGGCTTCCAGGGAAATTGACGGATTTAACGAGTTTGTCAATGAATGCCGGGAAACAATGGCGGCGGATATCAAGCAGGAAAAGGAAGATCAAAGAAAAAACTTGAAGCCTTCTGCATCCGGGCCGGAGAAATAGACTGTGTTTCATGCAGAAGGAAATACGAAAAGATTTTCAAGGGGTCTGAACAACCGCCCTGTGAAAAATGCCTGCCTGAATTGTTCGAAGAAAACAGGCTCGTTTATGAGGTTTACTGGCGGACTGGATCTGAGGGAATTGACCCCTTCCGGATTATGAAAATGGTCGGGGTCAGAAAAGAGGACCGGCTTTATTGCCTTGATTTGTGTCAACACGCAAGAAGTGAAGCAATGAAAGTCAAACAGGAACGGAGAAAAAATGGCTAAACTGGGAAGCGTTTTTATAAATGTCAGGGCGAAAACTGACAAGTATAAGCGGGATCTTGCGAACGCTAAAACTTTGACTGAAAAAAATATTGTCTATATGCAGCACAAGTTTGACAGTATTAATTTCAAAGCGGCGGGCATTGCTGCCACTGCCTTTGCCGGAGTTGCCGCCATTGCCATGAAAAAAGCCATAGATGCTGCCAGTGACCTTGAGGAAACCGTAGGAAAGTTTGATGTCGTTTTTAAAAATCACAGCAAACAAGCTGAAACCATGGCAAAAGAGCTTGTCAACTCTTACGCAATGTCTACAAGAGAGGCAAAGCAATACCTTTCCAGTATTCAGGACTTGCTCGTGCCGATGGGCATGGTCAGCAATAAAGCTATTTTAATGTCAAATGCAGTTGTCAAACTTTCCGCCGATTTAGCATCATTTAATAATGTTCCAACAGCGGCGGCCATGGCAGATATTCAAAGCGCCTTGGTTGGTAATTTTGAAACAATGAAAAAATATGGAGTTGTTTTAAATGAAACTGTCATAAAGCAAGAGGCTTTAAGCCGGGGACTTTGGGACGGCAAAGGAATGGTGGATGCCAATACCAAAGCACAAATTGCCTTTGCCTTAATGCTCAAGGGGTCTGCCGCCGCTATTGGTGATCAGCAGAGAACTATGGGCAGCTATGCTAACCAGATAAAACAATTAACTGCCAATTCCGAAGATCTAAAGGCCATGCTCGGAAATGAGCTTTTACCAGTGGCAACCGATGTTGTTGCAAAAATGAATGATTGGATAAAAGCAAATGACGGGCTCATAAAGCAAAAAACAAAAGAAACCGTTGATGAAATAACAAAATCAATACAAGGCCTGGTTGATATTTATAATGTTTTACCTGATGGGATGGTTGGCGCTGCCGGGTACGGCATTGTGGGTGCGATCATGTTTGGTGGGCCTGCAGGGAAAATAATCGGGGCCCTTGTTCTGCTTGATGCAACCCTTAGTAAAATAGGCCTTGGTGTAAGTGATATTGTTGAAAAGCATAAAGCATCTGGAAACGCCTTAATAAAATTATATAAAAGCATTGTTGCTGTATTTGGTGGTGGTGACGGGACTTTAACCTTTCCTTTTCTAGAATATACCAGAGAGCATTTTGATAAGATGCAGTTGGCAATAAATCAAATCAAAGAATATGAAAAGTTGTTGAATAATGTCGGGGGCGGGGGCGCTTCAACACCTGTAAATTTAAAAGCTCTGCAAGATGCCAATCAAAAGAAATATGCCTTAACAATTGCCGCAGCAAAAAAAGTTAAAAAAGATTTGTGGATGCTTGAGGAAAAACATCAAGCCAACAAATTAAAATCATTTGAAGACGGGATTGAAGCTAAGACCCAATTTGAATATGACGCAGAACGGCAAGCCATAAAAGACCGGGAAAAACTTCTTGAAAAAGCCCTTAAGGATCAGGTGAAAGCCTACGAACACATGGCCGATAATGTCCATGATGTTTTTGCGACTATGTACGAGAATATCTTAACAGGTCAAGAAAATGTCTTTGATACAATCCTTGATTCATTCACTAAGATGATTGCAGAAATGGCAGCCAAAGCCAGCACTGATCTTGTAATGAATATTGCTTTCGGGGGAAGTGGTTCAACTGGTGGCGGGTCCGGTATTTTAGGAAAAATAGGCTCCACTATTTTTGGCGGTGGTGGTTCAGGCGGGGGCGGTTTTGGTTTAAGCAGCTTGGGGCGTTTGTTTTCTGGTAAAGCAGCTCCTGGATTAATGGCCGGTGACGGTGCCTTCGGGTCTGCAGCTATTGGCAACAATTCCTGGGCAAGCATGATATCAGGTGCCGGATCTCTCGGAGTTATCGCAGCAGCTGCCACGGTTGCCACAAAAGTTTTAGGGAGAATGTTTTCAGACAAGCCGCAATTCGGCATAAGCGGCATGTCAAAAGAAGATTGGAAATTCGGGACCGGCAGCAATGGCCCAGGAACTGATCCTTACACAATCGCCATGGAAAACATGTATGATGATTTCAAATCCGGTCTTTATGATTACCGGGTTTTTGCGGCTGATTTTGACAATGAACCACAAATCAGGGAAACATTATTCAGCTATTTCGACACGGTTTTTTCAAATGTAGATAAAGCGATTTCAACCAATATTAATGACATCCTGAAATCATATGAACACCTTGGCGTTTCCTTCCGGGTCACAGATGAGCAGAGCTTTGAGCAGGCCTTTTCCGGTCTTTCTAATGCGGTTTTCTCTGAACTTTTAGGAAGTCTTTTATTATCAGCGTTGCCCGGTTCAGGTGCAATGGAAAAATCAATCAAGACCATAGTCGGAAGTCAATATGTTACCGCCGGATCTGTTCTTGATAAAAATGCTCCCAAACCTGGATCAAGAGAGTTTTATGATAACGCCGGGTTCAGTTCTCAGGGAAAAGGAACAGGGGCCGATCCGTATTTATATACCGAGCCCGTCTATGACAATATCAAACACCAAGTTTCTGCCATGGCCGATATTTTCAACACTGAATTTTTTCAGGCGATCATGCCGGAAGGTGGTTCAACCTGGGATAGTTTCATTTCTTTTACGGACATCGTTAAAAAAACAACCGATTTCATGCAAAAGTTCAACGATAGAATAAATGATTTTGGGTTGAGCTCAGTTGAAGCTTATCAGCAGATTGCTTTTGTCACAAACACATTGGCTGAATTAGATGCAGTAATTGAAAACATGAATCTTGACCCTGTAGCGGCCACAGTTAAAACGATGATAGAGGGGTTTGATCTTTTAAACGAATCACTCAAAAAAGCAAACGCCACAAATGAAGAATTAAACAAATCACAAACAGTACAGAACCAAATTTTTAACGAAAAAGTCAAAGAGCTTTCAAAACCCACAGCGGCAATTTTTCAATCAATGGCGGATTCTGTAAAGAATTTCGTTTTCAATGCTGATCAACTCAAAATCCAAAAAATAGCCTCACAGGGTGAAAAGATAAATAAGTTTTTCACTGACTTATATGATGCCGCGGTTCTGGCCGGTGATCAAAATTACATAAACCAATTAGATGCAGTTAAGAAAGGATTTAAGTCTGTTGTAGGCACATTGCAAATGGTTGAAGGCCTCAACCTCGATAAATCCCATCTTCAAACGATCGGGAGCACAAAGGCCGAAATCGCTGGACTGAGCAATGAATATTCGGCCATGACTCTCGGGCAAAAATACGGTGTTCAATTAGGAACATCAAAAGAACAGGCATCAATTGTAAAATCCATCATGGGTAAATCTGCTATTGAATTTGTCAATCTTGCTGCATTGCATAATATTTCAGTCACTGAAGCAGCGAACGATTTAAAAACCCTTGCAGATATTGTTCAGGAAACTTCAAGCGCATTTGAAGGCATTCAGGAATCAATGTCAGATACAATTGAATCTCTTGAAATCGAGTTTGGCGTTGGTGGGCAATCTTCTCTGTCTGAAATTCTTAAAAAATTCAATAAGGCTGCCGGGGATGCAATGTCACTTGATCCTGTGACAGCAGCAGCAGGGGCGGCCAAACTGTCAGACCTTTCAGGCAAGGCCATGAAAAAAGCCCTTGAAACGGCAAAAACATCATATGAATACAATAAAATTTGGTCAAAAGTTCTTGGGACTTTAAAAGATGTTGAATACAGCACAGGAAAAACAGTAACAGCCCTTGAAATTGTTGATCCAAAAGCCCAGTTGACTGAGCTTCAAAATATTGCAACAGATATTGGATTAATAGATACTGGAATTGCTGCTCTGTTGAATGAGCAGACTTTCATAGATTATTATGATGCTTTTAATATTGCTTTTAATAACGGGGCTGTTTTTAATAATTTGAATTCTACTTTGATTTCCCTTCCATCAGCCCTTGGATCTGCTTTTGGGAGTATATCTTTAAATGCTTCTGCTGGGCTGATCCAGGCTTTAACTGATATTGCTGTAGCTTTGGGAATTCAACCCACATATCCAGGTGGAACAGTTACCAATCCAATAACAGGAAAAACAGGTCCAGCCAGTGTTTCAGATCCTTCTCAATGGATGCCTTGGCAACTCGATACCAGCAGCTTGGCTATATCTCCAGACAATGAACAAACCATTCTCCAAAAGTATGGGGCAGGTGGTTATACAAAAACAGAAGTCTCTGCCTTTATAAAAGACTTTCAAGGAATGTCTTTAGGTGAAAAAGGAGCAGCATATCCTGATTTAGATATTGCCCAATTAGGACAAGATATAAATAAACTAACTTCAGCTTACGGGTACGCAGAAGGTGGGATTGCTACTGGACCAAAATCTGGATATTCAGCCCTTTTGCACGGCACAGAGGCGATTATTCCAATGGGCGGCGGTGATATTCCTTTGGTTATTAAAAACGACTATTCAAAAGATCTGCTTTCCGAAATCAAAGCACTCCGAAGTGAAATAAAACAGATCGGCACCAACAATGCCATGAAGGTCAAAAAGATAGAAAAAACATTACAGAAAGTAACCCAGGGTCTTACAACAATAAGAACAACGGAGATTGCCTGATGCAAGTCACTGTCCCTTTAATAACTAATTTATTGGCAAGCAATGTTTCAGAGGCCTCTTTTAGTGATTGGTTGGCGGCTACAACATACGGGGCCGGGGTGCGGGTTTATATCCTCTATTCTGATTTTCCAGAACTCCTATCATATGGTGATTGCACGTTTGATCAATTTGAAGTTGATGGCCCTGAATGGAGTTATGACGGTACCAATTCAGAGTATGATTGTGACGGGGCTCAAGCTGGAAATACAAAAATTTATCAAAACTCAAATGTGATTGATACCGATGATTTATATTTGGTTGTTTACGAGGTTAAAAATTATGTTGCAGGTGAGGTCAAGGCATACGTTCAAGGCGGTTTAGGTACTGCAAGGTCAGCGGATGGAACTTATCTGGAAGTAGTCACAGCAGGCAGCACAGACACGAAAAGCGGCGTTCAGGGAAATGCCACTTTTGACGGGTCCATCACAAATTTATCCATTAAAAAAATCGGTGCGTATTACTCAAGGGATGTATACGAAAGTCAAGAAGCCGCAAATGCAAATAATTATCCCCCTGATGACGATGGCACAAATTGGGCCAAAGTCTCCGCTTCAAACCGCTGGAAAATGTTTGATGATTTCATGGCAAGCCAGGCTGAAAACACGGTCAAGATCAGCACAAAAGTCAAAGCCAATAAAACGAACAGCCTTGCTTTCTTTCTGGCAGAAGCAACCAATATTGAATATATCGTTTCGGATGATAGTACGACTGAAACCAGTGTGACAAATGAAACGCCTGCCGCCGGTGATATTTCAATGGTTGTGTCAACAAACAACACATGGGCGGTCGGCCAAAAAGTTGAAGTTTATGTCACAGCAGATCAAAGGGCATTTTTTGCCGGGACAATAAAAACATGGGATCAAGGCACCGGAGCAATTACAATCACTTCAGCGGTGTATGATGATCCGGCCGGTTCCGCTCCTTATGCAGCATGGACAATGGCACTTGTCTATGATCATGAATCAACATCATTGTATCAAGAAGAGGTTTTGTCCTGGACAGACTATTTTTTCAGCCCGATCCGGTTTTCATCCTCTAAGGCCTTTTCTTACACATATTCTTACAATACCAGTTGCCGGGTGATTTTTACGGGCTCTGCAACTTCAATGATCAGGGTGGGGCATTTGGTCGTCGGTCATTCTCTTTACCTGGGCCAAACAAGGTATGGGTTAAAAGGCGGAATTACAGATTTCAGCACAAAAGATGCCAATTCATTTGGTGAATATCAACTTGTCGAAAGGGCATGGGCCAAAGAATTAAGATACACGCTGAATGTTTTAACTGATGGGCTTGACCAGGTGTTCCAAATCCTAACTCAATTAAGGGCAACGCCGTGTGTCTATGACGGGAATAATGATTCAACCTCAATGTCGCTGCCTGTTGCTTTCGGCTTTTTCAGTGATTTTGAAGTGATGATTCAGAGCAATAAAACATCGGAATGTGAACTTGAAGTACAAGGACTGACATAAGGGGGAATAATGGCGGCATATCAAATTGCACAAACAATCAGTGATCCTGGGACTGCCCCACAAAGGACTGATCCGGATAATTTTGATACAAGGGCTGATGCGTTTTTAACTGTTCTTTCATTATGGGGAGCAGCTACCACAGGAGAACTAATTGTTTTAACTGCTCAAATGAATGCTTTATCCACAGCGGTTGATGGATATTCTACTGATGCTGAAACTGCTCAGACCGCAGCAGAATTGGCTCAGACAGCCGCAGAAGCCGCAGAAGCCGGGGCAATAGCAGCCGGGAATGTTTCTGTATATGCTGGTGGAACTACTTATGCGGCTGGAGATTTTGTTCTTGATTCTGCTGATAATTATAAGATGTATACCTCTCAGGCTGGAAGTAATACTGGGAATACCCCAAATTCTGATGATGGATCTTGGTGGTTACCTTCTATTATCACTCCAAGAGTTATTACCAAAACATCTTCAGATACTTTGACAACCAGTGAACTTTCTGGACTTACTACGATAGATAATAATGGGGCAGGGGCTGAAGTTATAATGACTTGGGCAGCTTTAGTAAATGCCCAGGAATGTACTTTTTATGTAACAGATGCCCAGTATCTC